TCTGAACACATTTTTATTTTGTGTTTTATTTTAGATAGAACAACATCACCTTTATTTTTATTTTCCAATTCGGATAGTTTATCCTGTAATTCATTTATTATAATGTTTTCATTTTTCACTGTAGCGGTTCTATTTTTTACCTCTTTACATAAAGTTTTTGTTTCCCATAGTTCTTGTTCAATTGGACGATCTATAAACCCTTCATCCTTCATTTCTATAGGTTTAGATTTAGAGGGGGGTTCAGGTAAAATACATTCATTTAAAATATTTTGAACCATTTCAAAACTGGATTGGTGTCTAATCCAGTTTTCTTTTTCCACAGAAGTGATATGTTTTAACTTCTTCTTTAAAGATTGAATATCAAAATCATTAATGGAAAATTTCTCTAAAAACAATAGTTTATCAATTGGACTCATCTTAACAAATGAATTTTCTCCTTGTTGGTTTAGATAACATGAAACGTCAAAATGAGAACCAAACTCGTTGTTTATTATTGATTGTGCGACATCATCCTGCCATTCACCTGTAGAGTTTTTCACAATCAACCTATTTGGTCTCTTTGTTCTTTCTATTTTTAAGTCCTTTATTTCCAATACAACTTTTGTTTTACCTTCTTTCGAACTTATTTTTTTACCTACACCAAATAAGGCAAAATATATTGCCATTAAAATAGTCGATTTACCTGCTCCACTCTGTCCAGATAAAAGTGTTAAACCTTCTTCACCCAATTCCAATTCCTTCTGGTCCCAACATCTAAAGTTTTTCAAAGTGATTTTCATTTTTACCTTCTTCTGGTATTACACTTGCTTGTTATTCATTTTTATATTTCCTGTCTTTAATATAAAAAATGTCATGGTTTACAAAAATAAAAGAAATATGGTCTGAATGGGGTTTTGAAATTGTATTAGGTTTATGTATTGTTTTCATTCTAATATACGCTCTTTACAGGAAATTAACAAGTAAAAAAGGTACTTGGAGTACAAAAGTTCCTATTTTTCCAGACTCTATGAGGATGAAGTCTAGATATAGTTCTGGAAATAGGTCTACAGGTAAAGGTAGAGATAGTAAAGGTGAAGTAGAATGTAGACGTGTATTGGAAGAAGTATTTCAAAGACCGTTTGATAAAGCAAGACCTGATTTTTTGAGAAACACTGTTACTGAGAATTATAATTTAGAACTTGATTGCTGGAATCCAGAACTTAAACTAGCTGTTGAATATAATGGTATTCAACACTATAAGTTTGTTCCATATTTCCATAAAAATAACAAAGAAGCTTTTCTAAATCAAAAATATAGAGACGATATGAAACGAAGAATATGTAAAGATGAGGGTATATGTTTAATAGAAGTCCCTTATACAGTAAAAATAGAAGACATAAAAGAATATCTAGTTAATGAATGTAGAAAAAAAGGATTTCGTGTCTAAATAAAGAATGAAACGAGTTAATAAAATCGTGATGATACTTTTTATACTATCGTTAATTATAGTTTTACCTATTATTTTCTACAAGGTAGAAGATTTTACGTATAAACCTAATGGTCTTATCAGAGAAATTCTTGATGATATAACACCCCTTTTTGTTGATTCTAATTACAAAGGTGTATTAGCTCCTTTAAACAATAGAAATATAATCGATGAAATAAGGTTTTACGAAGATGATCAATCTTACACAATAAATAAAGAAAAGGTGTATTTATGTTTGAAGGATAAAAAAGGAAAATATTACGGTAAGAATATGATTATATATGTTACATTACACGAGATAGCCCATGTAATATGTGACGAAATTGGACATACTGAAAAATTCAAACAGATATTCGATGAATTATTGTATGAAGCTTCTGTAAAAGGTATTTATAACCCATCTATTCCTATTGTACAAAACTATTGTCCTAAATAAAGATATTCTATAATATGTTTTCATACATGAAATGGTTTATTATAGAATAAGTTTAGTCGACTCGGTAAACAATACCATTATTTGGATTAACATATAATGGTCTATATCCGGCGGTGTCTGCTGCTGTTGTTGTTGCAACAGTGGGTAATTGGGATACTACTAATTGTTCGGATCGAACACCAGTATGTTCGGTTGTTTTTCTAACTCTGAAATTTTCGACAGGCATTTTTATTATATACTATAAAAATAAAAAAAAATAAAAAAAATGAATATATATGTGATTTGATACAAACATTCAGACCAAAACAACAATGTTAAACAAAGTTTGTTATGATGTTATGGGTGAGATTTTCACCTTTTTGGATTTTAAATCACAGATGGAACTGTTATGTGTTTCATTTGATTTAAAACGATTCAAAGGGTATGTTTTTCAGGAAAAGTGTTTCAAACTTAAAAGTGAAAAACAATTTAGATACCTTGTTGAAAAAGGAGCAGGTAAGTATGTTAAATCATTGAATATTAGGTTTTCTAATGTAAACAACGTACTACAGGATATATTATATTGGTTTACAGAACTAGATGAATTAAGTGTATCATATACAGATATATCACGTGTTGATTTCAAAGGATTTGAAAAGTTGTCTAAATTGAACATATCATCGTGTGATATTGAAAATAGAGACTTTTCGAAAATGAAGAAGTTAAAGAGTTTAAAAATGGGTAATCAGGAATGGAAGGAAGACGGTAATCATTACTTGTGTTTACCTAATTCAATTGAAGAGTTGGGACTTGAACTGAATGATGAATTTGTTGATGATAATCAGTTCGTATATATAGCTAATAACTGTCCGTATATTAAGACTATTAATATTAGAGCTAGTTCTGTAACTAATAAATGTATAATAGACAATATTCCCAATATGAAAAATCTGACATCAGTGGATTTTACACAGAATAGTATAAAAGATGATGTTTTATATTCGCTCTCTGAGATGAAAAATATCAGAAAATTAATACTATCAGCTAATGATATTACGGTTGATGGTATAAGTTATTTACAAAACAGTAATGTAACTGATTTGGATATTTCCAAGAATTACATAAATAAAGAAGATATACGCGAACTGTTAAAAATAAAAACATTAAAGACATTGAATCTGAGTTACAATGATATAACAAATGATGTAATATATGAGTGTGTGAGTGATATGGGATATAAAAATAAAATAACTATTATAAACGATGACTACAATATTGACGAAGATAATATCCAAATAAAAATAATTACTCCATTACAGTTAATTATAAATTACCGTAAAGATTATACTGAATTATAGAGAAAAAATAAGTACACTTGTATATTAATAGTGTACACCCATATAAAGCATGTTAAACTCTTGATTTATATTGTTATTATTAATAAATGGGAAAATACTTTATAGATAAATATTCATTACTACATTTTGCGAGTGGTGTAATTGCCTATCATTTTGGTTTAAATATAACAGTATGGTTATTGTTAAATATAATATTCGAGATGTTGGAAAATACATCAGTTGGAATACAGTTTATTCAAAATCATTTACTTACAATATGGCCTGGAGGAAAGAAATACTCTGATTCTATCATTAATATTTTGGGTGATATTGTATCAAGTATTACTGGATGGTATGTTTGTTATCTAATTGATAATTAGATGTAATAAGATTGTTTATATTTTCTATCTCTTTTTTGTTCCCAGACAGTAACGTTCTTTTTATTTACCTTTTTATATATTTTGTGAACAGAATTAGTTATTTCGTGTATGTATAATTCACCATCAATCTTTTGAAACAATATATCTTTATTGCTTTCAGCTGGTAAACATCCATAGAAACGTACATCACGCCATATATAGCCTTTATTATTAGGCATTGTTTTGAGATTTTTTATTATATAATCAGGAACTGTTTCCAGTATAGAGAAGTATTTCTTTTCAAAGTTTCCAATTAATCGTTGTTTACTAAAGAAGTTTCTTCGTTCTTGTTTAGATGTCTGAAAATACTGATCAGATTTATTTTTATCCTCTTGTTTACGTTCCTTTTTCTCTTTTATAATATTCTCTTTTCGAGTATTTTTTAAGTCTATTTCCTTTTTATTTTGTTTACATTTAGTTTTCAATTCATCGTCTAAATAACCGTTTGATAAGTCATATTGTCTTTTATTGAGAGAATCTATTTCTTCTAGGTATTTAATATTATCATTCTTTAATGATTTTATCTTTTTTACAATGTAGTCTGATACTGTTTGAGATTTCAATGCTATTATTGAAGTATTGTTACGTTCTATATATGTTTTAATAGTTTTTATACGTAAATCCAATCTATTCCGTTCCTTTCTATGTAACTGTTCCATGTATTTAGTATTCTATTAGTTAATACTTAAATAATTTATCAGCTTAAAAAAAATACTAGAAGAAAATAAAGATGATTATAAAAACGACTACAAGGGATATTATTAAAGATATTGATTCATATGATATACAGATATGTGATTATTTTTATTCCACCGTGAATATTAAAAAAGATGATGAATTTCTTGTGTTTAAGACTGATTCTGAGTTTATTAAACAATATTTACGTGTAGATGAACCAATAAACTCAAAATGGTTTCGTTGTAAACTAGAATTTTATCCAATACTATATAATAATAAGCGTGAAATAGATAAAAAGGGGGTTCATTATATATATATTGATTCACCTGAACCTTATTCTATGGAGATAGGTTTTTGTTCTCCTAGTGGTAAAATAACTTTGTATAAGGATGAAAAATTATTTTCAAATGAAATAGAGGAAATACAGTTGTTTCGGTTAAAACGAGAAAATGTCGTTAATAACATAATGAATAGTAGTATTGATAACGTAATGATAGATGAACTTATATCAAATGAATTAACATCAGTTTTAGATGAATCTATCATCAACGATGTTTCAAATACAATTGTTAGTAAATATAAATTAAACAGAGATGCTATTATAGCTTTATGTGAAATTGTAATTTTTCTAACTAATCCGATAGCATCATACGGATTGGGTGTTTTTGAAGATAGGATTAATTCAGGTTATTATAATGATAAATCTTTCATTGAATTATCGGTAATGGAAAAATTACCAGAGATATTTGACAATAAAGGTGTTTCAGATAAAGAATCGAAATATGTATTTATGCTTATACAAAATGTAAAAAACATATATATAGGTAGATTGTGTAATTATATATTTTGGAAACACACCGCAAAGAAAATAACTACGGAACCCACAAGTTTAACATATCTCAATACTACCAATGATGAAAACACTGATATAGATGATGAAAATAAACAAACTGTTATTTATACTGAGGGCGATGAATCTTATAAAATACCTATTGTTGATGTATGGGAACAAATTATATTATACAATGTTCCAAAGAATCCACATACTGGAAACCCTTTGTCGGATGAATTTATTCAAATGTTTGAAAAGGAACATAACATAGAAAGAGATAAACCAACTTCAAAAGAAATAAAACAAGTAGATGTAATATTGACAAAATTGATGAAATCTCTTTCTAAACTTGAAAAGAATATGAAAAATAAATTAGGTATAGTACTAGACGACGATAGTGATGATTCATCTTCTGAAGATGAAGATGAATCTTATGACAACAAATACGAACACAAAGAGGAAGTAGAAGAAGACAAAAACGTAGAAGAAAATGAAAACGTAGAGGAAGTAGAAGAAGACAAAAACGTAGAAGAAAATGAAAACGTAGAGGAAGCAAATGAATCTACAAATAATGAATATAAACTAAATGAAACTGTACAAGATGAAAAATATGAGAAAGAGGAAAAGGAAGTAAAAGAAGATGATAACATAAAAGGAAAAAGATGTGATCATTGTAAAAAAGAGATAACTACATCTTTAATCAATACGGTTGAAACTAAAGATAATAAGATATCAGAATTATCATTATGTAGTGTCGACTGTTTATCAGCATATAATATTTAATATGATTATTTATATCCTAATATAGGATATAAATAATATTTTTAAGATTTAATACACGAGATTTTAACCACTATACTGCCATTTATTTTTACATTCAACACATTCAGCAAAAGTTGTCATAGGTTCATCAGCACCTCTGGTTTGTCGTGAAAATGAAAATACCTTGTTACTACCACATACACATTGTAACACACCTTCTTCTACTTCAATTGGATTTTCTATAAAGAGATTTTCTTCTTCCATTTCAATCTTGTATTCTTTAAACTTAGGATGATTCCAGTCTAATAAATTATTCTCTATCATTGAATATATTTCATCGACCTTGACATTGGATATGATATCCCCTGTGATTTCATATAGTAACTTGTTATATATTTTGTTATCTTTATCACTTTTTTCCCATATAATCTGTTCAATCTTTTTGATATTGTCTCCATCTAACAATTGAGATAAAACGTTCATTCCTTTTTTTCTGGTCATTGTGTTTTTAGTATACTAATAAGATAACTACTCTCTATAAATTCAATTTAATAAATTTTATCCACCAATACAAATTTGTTTTTACCTTTTAACTTATACCCAATCACAGTGTACATTATTTCATCAGTATCGTTATTATTTTTTATAATATATGATTTGGGTTCAGATGATAAAACCCATAATTTATAATTATCTTCTTTATTAATACTTTCTATATTTTTAGCTATAAACACTTTAGAACTAATCTTTTTATTATAGAACAAATAAGGTGAATTTAACTGTGGTTGTGGTTTATTGTATAGTATTTCTTTTGTATTTATTTTAGTGATATAAGTCATCAAATTTTCAACCTTTAATATAGTTTCGTTTTTATGTTTATCGAAATCATATACAGTATCATATGAATTTTCTATATATTTTTTATTCTTATAATCTTTTACCTGTTTCCAGTTCCACATAACAGCTATTTTCAAATTATAATTCATCATATCGTATACCTTTTTATTTCTGACTACAACTTTACCTTGTTTTATATTTTTGTTATTTTCAAGTAACAAGTTGTTTGGATTATTATATACATATTCTGGAATAATAACCATACGTGAATCTAACCATTTAGGGGTTAGTTCACTTGGTTTTGTATTATCTATAGAGTAAAAATATAGTAGATGTTGGAATAGATATGTCATTAATTTACGTTGGTTATTCCATTGGTCAACAAATTGAATACTTTTATCGTATTGGTTTAAATATCCTTCATGTGGTATTTTAATAACACAATTACCTATAGTACCACTAATAACATTGTTTTGTTTATCAACTATGACGTCCTTTAGGTTCAATTCTTTCGAAACCTTTTTAGCATCCACAATAGAAATTAATTTATTTTTCCCCTTTTCCTCTTTTACATCAATCGGTATTTGAGGGTCAATTAATATACTAGTTTTAATACCGTTTTTGGTTTCTATATTTAACAAATCTACTTTACCATAAGAATCAAAACGTTGACTTAACACTTTTACATTATCTGGTAATTTCATAGGTACAACTTTTGTATTATTAATGATTGCAATATCATTGTTTTTCATCAGTTTCAAAATAGATTTTGTTTCATTGAGAGAAAATATAGATTTAGAGCTTCCATCCTTTTTTAATAACGATATTATTTCACATATGGGGTGATTTACAGTATCATATCTACTACCCATGTGTTCATACAACATAATAGTTTTGTCCTTATTTTCTGGATAAATATAGAATATTTCTCTCCTTGGTTTAAGAAAGACAACCTTCGACGATTTACCTATACGACTGAATATAACTACATTACAGTTTGTTATCTTAGGAAGTACATTGTAAACAAGTCTAGGATTTAGGTATGTATTTTTATCCAATATGGTTTTCGTTATTTCTTCCACTGAACAATCCCATAATTCTTGTTTACATAGTTCTGGGAATTTACTTACATCCTTTCTTGTTATTTTCTTTTCTAAAATGATAGAAAGACAATCTAATAAACTATCATTACCATTTTCATCGTGTAGAGCTCCCATCCTCACCCATGATTTTTTATCATCTAATAAAATTGAAACAGGTTTTGGTAATAAACCATATTTATATTTAGATAATAGTTTATCCGTTGTAATAACTGTATCTTTAACAGTTGTAGTAATAGGTTCATTATAATAGTAATTACGGTATAAAGAACCTATTTTTTTCTCATGATCATAGAGATAACAACATGGTAATACATTTATATCTTTACTGTTTTTAAGAGTGTTTTTTCTAAGACCTGGATATATGTATTTATCGTTTTGGTCACATGAATACAAACGAGGTTTTATACCAGCTTCTGTTGGTACTTTTGGAAATTTTATAACTTGAAATCCCTTTGATTTAATATTTTCTGCCTCTCTTGTTGTGACAACTCTTGGTTGATTTGGACATTTTGTTGGGTATCCAGAAACAAATAAGTTAGGTTCAATGTCCTTTAACCTCATATTGGCATCAAACAATTCTTCCTCTTCGTCCTTTTCATCCTTTCCACTTTCGTCCTTTTCATCCTTTCCACCTTGATCATCTATATCGATACCATAAGCATTATAGAACTTTATTATTTTACTATTATTTTCATTATATATTGAAAACAGTTTCGAAATAATATTTTTCATTTCATCTATCTTATTTACACTCGGTAGAGATACAATTTTAACACGAGTATAATGAGAACCTATATCGAATTTATTAGCCTCTTTTATGTTAGTAACATTATCGTATTTTTTGACTTTACCTGAAGAAAAATGCATTGTTATCTTTTCCTCATTGTAACCACTGTAAACAAATATAATTTCTTTCTTACTAGCTGTTTTTTCTGTTTCTTTAATCCACACTATTTTATTCCAGAAAGGGTTATTGGTTATTAAATCTAACATGACAGCTTTTTTTGTATTAACACTAGCAATATAGAAAGTACCTCCTATATCTTTTTTTGTTACAGTTTTAGTAATGGAAATTTTATTCACTATATTGTCTTTAAACAGATTCATAAATTCGTTAGATATTAATTCATGTTTTACAGTTTGTTCGTCCCATGAAAGAATATATTTGTTCTGTTTATTGGAAAGTTTTATATGTATATCTTTTTCCGGAAGATTCATCAATAAACATATACATTCATTATCCCATTTCATCCTGTTGATATTAGGTGATATTACCTGGGACTTTTGTAATACTTTACTGAATTTGTTGTTTAATACCACTAGTGGTATTTTGTCATATACATGCATTAAATCGAATATTCTTTCTAAATTTACATCCATATCGAATTTAACAGATAACATTGATGTGTATTTTTCAACTTCGAATTCTGAAACAAAAGGAACTTTTTTAATCTTTTCAAACTTCATTATTCTTTCTATTTCATCTTTTTGTTCCTTCATGAACATTTTGATGCGGTTCTGTATCTCGGTATTTAATTTATCTCTTGTGTCCCACAATCTTTGAAGTTCAAATTCATTAATGTTATCAAACTCTGGTATATTTCCCAATTCATCTATAATAACAAGTGAATAAAATGCAAAGTCCTGATCATTCAATTGAGGGTTGAATATTAGATACGGTATTAATACATCTTTCAAAGGGTCATTCCATGAACATGTTGTTTTTATTTTATTCCAGAAGTTTTCAAAACTTATTTGTTTCTCACTACGAATAAGGTCTATCAGGTTTTTCACTACGATATTAGATTTGGTTTCAAGATTCCACTCACCAAAGGGAAAACATAAAAATTCAGGTAGTGTTTTTAGATTATAAGCGATTCTGTTAATAACAGTTTCTTTGTTATCTAAATAAAACAGAGGAAACTTTTTATTATTAATATTAATATTAGTCATACTTTATTTCTTACAAACTTGTATTTTTTTCTTTAGTAAAGTTTTCTATAATGTATTTATAAAAATATGGAATAATATAATAACTAGTATTATGATTGATAATCTTGTTGAATATCTTCAAGATAATACTATATGTAGTTCTTTAAAATTTACAGGTGTATTTCCAGTTAAAGGGAAACAAGGTTTAGCAGGTGTGCTAAAACAAGATAATGGTGATATGGTTGTGTTTAAAATGTCAAACTATATTGATTATTTAATTCGACACGAGACTTTAATATTGAAAGGTTTACAGAATTGTGCAAAATGGTTACCACATATTCCTATGTATAAAGGAAGACTTGAGAATGTTCCATGTAAAATAAAAAATAGTATACGTGATAAAAATCCATTTCAAAAGGGTACGAACACTATAACAAAAGAATTATACTTAAGTGAATATATACCTAATAAAACAAATTTATATACATTCATACATGACTATATCGAACATACAGATGTTATTTTTTCTTGTGTGAAACAAGTGTTATTATCTTTAATAGTGCTCCAACAAAAAAAACAATTCACCCATTACGATTTACATCCTATGAACATATTAATATATAATAGTCCTAATAACGTAAATGATTGGTTTATATACAAGTTTTCATCTGAAAAACATTACGCTATACCTGTAAATGGGAGAATATCAAAGATTATAGATTTTGGATATTCTTATAGTTCAGATGTAAAAGGTAATCCTTTATGGTGTAACATGTCACATACACAATACGGATTTACAACATGTAATTTTGATTGGATTACCGATATCAAGATTTTACTCACTACCGTATCTAAAGAATTAATGAATTCACATCGACGTCATGAGGAAAAGGTAAAAAAATTTGATAAACTTGTTTCTAGTTTATTATTTCCATTACAAATCGATAAAAATAGTGGATGGGATAAAATACCATCACATGTTGATAAAAATGGCGCTTCTGAAAACATATTATCAGAGATTGAGAGTTGGAATATTTCAGGGATGAAAAAAAGTAAGTTATGGGAAAAATGGAATTTCATATGTTTTGATATTATACAATCTCTTATAATTCACCCTTTAGGACATTCAAAATTCTATGAAAAAGATGTACACAAATCTTTATATATGTTTTTCAATGAGTGGAACAAAATAGAAAACCAAATAACATCTACACATCTTCAATTATTTATGTTCAAAGAAATAGTCGATATTACTCGTAATAAAAGATATATGTACACAAATGATAATTATAGAAAAAGAGCAGTATCGGAATTCAAAAAAGATGTCACTCAGTGGGTAGATAAACAATTCAAATGGTTTAACGTGAACGGGATAGATTGGGAAAAATTGATGTGTTCTTTATGTATAATATCTAGATTTATAGAAACTAGATTGTACCAAAATATAAAAAAGGTTGAAGTCGTAAAGACTGAAAAGTATAAGGAATTACCGTTTAATGATTTATATGAGTTATATGAAATTATAGAAAGTGAAATCCCATATAATAGTTTTTACGGAGGTGATACAATGGTTGAAATAATAGATGTTGAAAAAGAATGTAAGAGTAGTCATTTAGTAACTATATCAAATGAAATACAGAAAACACCAAATCTTATCAAGAGTAATATGATCATGAAATCAATCAAATCAAAATCCAGTCATTATTACCTTTAATTGATTTTTCAGTTTTATACCGCCATACCATACTAAATACTTTTTTTATTAACCACCAACTAAATCTTATCACGTGTTTGTTGTAATAAAATGTTTTATAGTACATATACAAATAAAAAAGAACATAATAACTATACATTTTATTAATATATAGATTATTAATAAATGAATACTAATTCCAACGATAGTTTTATGAAAACTTCTATACAACGTAAAATGAATTATGATGTTCCTTTCTTCGCAACTGAATCATCAGTTACTAAAACACAAACAGATTTCGATTCTTTCCCTTACACTAGATGGTATAGAGGAGTTGCTGAAAGTTCAGAACCTATTATTATAGATAGAAAGGCTGGTTTTCGCCCACGTACGGATGAATGTTATGAAACTAAAACATGTCCTGAAAACGTCCAATCTGATTTATGTTTTCAATTCCCTTGTTCCACTGTTTTACCATGTCATTATGTAAAAGGAAAACCTAAATGTTTACCACTAAAATATGTTTAATGTAATTATAGTGTTTAATTTATAACC